CAACCGCTGCCATATTTGCAAATTTTTGAGCAGGAGTAAGTGCGGTTGTATCAGCCATCGCTTGTGCGACCGCTTGAGATAGTTTTACCGTAGCTTCTGCAATAGCGAACGCTTTTGATACTGCAAACATTGCTTTATAAGCTGCAGACTGCTTACCTGCTGATTGTTCAACGACTGATGTTAAAGTTCCAAACGCACTACCAAGATCATTTAATCCATTAGCATAAAGCCCCATTTGTTCTTGGAACTGGCTATTTCTGTATTTTTCAATGATTTGCTGTTTGCGTTGTTGGAATTCTTCTTCCGTGATTAACTTTTGATCGTTAAATGCTTGGAGCTGAGCAAGCTCTTGCGTTTGTTGATTAATTAGCTCTTGTTGCGGATCATAAAGTGCGCGTAATTGATCTAATGGATTGACCGCACTTTGAGATCTGTTTTGAGCATAATCAAACTTCAATTGCAATTCAGCAGTATTAGCTTCACCACCTGTAAGCTGTCCTGCTTTTTTAAGCTCTTCAACTATCGCTAACTCATCATTTAAGTTCGCACGCAATAATTTCTCAGGCGCATACTTCCCTGCAAGCTCTAACCGTTGACGAGCAAACCGCTCAGTGATAGCTGTTTTTGCTGTTTCATATTCTTGATGAGATACAACACCTTTTTTGTTGTGCTCTTCCAAGCGTTGGAACATTCTTGTTTGTTCCAAGTCAATCTCAGCAAGACTAGAACTACTTTTCTTACGAATTTCATCATAGAAACTTAACCAGCTATCTCGAGCATTCTCACCAGATGATTTCGATTTACCACCACCTGATTTGCTGTGACTTTCTTTGATTTGAGTTTCAATTGTTGTCACTTTGGTTTCATCGGAAAACATTTTTTCCAATGTTGCTTTACCGGCTAAAATCTTGTTTAGTGTTTCAAGCGATAACCCGACAGCTTTATCTGCCGCATTAGCTGCAGTGATTGTACCTGTAGCAATACCAATCAATACTTCGTTGTATTCAGCGCCTTCCTTTCCAAGCAATTCATAAAGACCAGCCAACACATAAGCAGATTTAGCCTGACCTTGTTGTTTGAGTTTTGCAACTTCAAGCCTTTGAGCAAGAGACGTAGATTTCTCTTTCAGCTTCTCCATCGCATCTTTTAAATCTAACGTCTTATCTGCCGCTTTATTTGCACTATTAGCCGTATCATTAAAGCTTTTCGGCAAGCTAGCTATAATGTTATCTGCAGTTTCGGCTGATACACCAAGCAACTTGAATTTCTGCCGCACTTCATCGACATTTTTACCTGCTCGAAGCATCTTCTCGCCAAGTGGAGAAAGCATTTTTTCAAGAGCTTGTTTAGCTTTATCAGCATTCTCTGTCATCGTGCCGATTTGAGCATTTACTTTTTCAATTTCAGCTTCTGTTTGGGCATTAACGACTGTGAAACCATCAAAATCGCCATTAATGTTTTTTGATTTCACACCGGCTTTTAATTTTTCAATCTCAGCGTAATATTTTTCTATATCCTCAAGCTGTTTTGTAATTTTAAGAGATAATGCCGCTTCGGTGATTTGATCATAAGATTCGGCTAAAGCTTGGTTAGCAACAGATGTATCTAATGCCCATTGTCTAGCTTCTGCCGCTTGTGAACTGAAAAATAACAATGATGTAGCAGCAATACCAATCACACCAGCTGGGCCACCAAGTAAAGCCATTACACTTTGCAAACCTTTTGCCGCCATCGTTGCAAGATTAGTTGCTGTAGCAAGGTTTCGTTTTGCTGTAGCTTCTGCTTCTGCAAGTGCAATAATTTGAGCTGACTGCACTTTCATTCTTTCACGCAATGCAAATCGAGTTTGTTCAGATTGAGCAAGCTGTAATTGAGCTGTCAAACTAGACATTTCAAGTTGTGCGGCAACTCGCATTGCTGTTACTCTTTCATAAATGCTTTTTGCTTCCGCTGTATGGGCTAAAGCATTTTTTGCGCTGATAATGCCTGATTTTGCTAACTCTGCACTGTATTGGCTAATTCTACCAACGGCTAAGGCACCAGTTAAAACAACCGCTGCAGTGATTAATTGATCAAGATTTTTCGAAACAAAATCTACACTCTCGCCAAGTTTTTGTGTGATGCCATAAGTGCGGTCAGCTTCACCAGCATATTTAATAAATGATGTTTCGAGATTGGTGTATGACATCGAAAGTGTTTTTACACGTTTCTCGAAATCACTATCCACAGATGATTTTGCTTTTTCAAGTGCAGTTATCACTTTGTTGATAGATAACTCACCATTCTTACCCATATCTTTAAGTGCGCCAACGCTAACACCTAAACCATCTGCAATAGCTTGTGCTAAAGCCGGTGTTTGTTCCATCACAGAATTAAGTTCAGCACCGCGCAACTCACCACTAGCCAATGCTTGACCGAACTGCATTAATGCCGCTTCTGATGAAGCTTGTGCGGCACCTGATAAAGCGACTGCCTTTGATACAGTTTCTGTTAGTTCTACGACTTTTTGCTGACTAATATTTAAAGTATCAGCATTTTTTGCAAAACGTTGATAGATTTGAGCGGTGGCGCCAACAGCTTGATTGGTTCGAGATGATATATCAAACACGCTTTCTGTAGCCTGAGCCATTTCTGTCTGACTATGAGTCACCAGTCTAATACGGTTCTGTAGCTCAGTGTAGCTATCCATCATTGCAATAGCTTGCTTTGACAAATCTTGCGCTCTACCTAAATTATCAAGGCGAAAACTCCATTTGGCAGCTTTCTCAATATTATTTAAATATTGTGTTGTGCGTTCTGAGAACTGACGTGCTTTTTCTTGAGCGCGAGAAAAATTAGCTTCAAATTGTCTAGTAAATTTTCGGGCCAGATACTCCGACTTACTCAATCCATCCTGAAATTGGACTGTATCGAGACTTAACCCAATATACAAACTACCGAGTGATGACATATTTTCTCCAGAAATAAAAAAAGCCCGCATATTGCGAGCTTTCTATACAAACACTAACTATTTAATGATGACGTACTTAACTTCGTTTTCTTTTTCAATTTGCTGTAGCACTTCATTTTCAGTTTTCTTCATAAAGAAAAACATAGCTACTTTTGCAAAAACAAAAAAGGTAATGTAAGCCAGAGAAACACCAAGTAAAATTTTTGTGGTTATGCCTGTTACAGCCAAGATAAAAATAATAGGTAACACAAAGAATAAAGCGAAAAACGCAATAGCCTCTTTACCCAACCAATGGATAAGTTTAATTTCATCTTTAAACATAACCCCTCCTTATTTACTTACCTATACTGTACAAAATACATTCATTTTAATCAATAGGGAGTAGCTAATTTTTTCAACTTTTTCACTAAACAATCAACGATTTAACAAATAAGACTCTACGCCATCATCTTCTTTATCTTCTGATGCCTTATTTTCATTGAAAAATGGCATTAAATCGTTCAATGTTGTGGCTTTCTGTTTTGGATCTTTATGAATTAGCGCTAACAAATGAGCAATCTGTGCTGTGCGATAATCATCTCTCCACAAACCAAATGGCTGCTCTTGATAAAACAGCATATATTCCTGAAGATGTTTTTCAGGCATTTGTTCGATTTCTTCTAACGTTTTGCCCAACGCAAGCGATAAAGTTATTTGGAACTTGCGTCGGTCATTAAGTTTTTTGGTTCATCGCCCATCAATGCTCGACTTAATTCTTCAGAAACTTCATTATCTAGGCTTGATAATGCTTTCAAATCATCTTCATTTTCAAAGTCAAACAATAGATTACCATCTTTGTCACATAAGCGGAGGGCTAGATTTCGGGCTAAACGATATGGATCGTAAACTTTTCCTAATTGCTTGCCTAATTCATCAGGATCATCATAATCAAGCTCAATACCTTGTGCTTTTGCAATATCACACAATAGTTTGTGCTGGCCAAACAATCCACGGTTCACATCACCGACACTTAATGCTCTTACATAGTACTTTTCGCCAAGAATTTCAATTTCGGTTACTTTAGGTTTATGCTGCAACAATTTGTTTCTCAAATCCATTGTATTTACCCTCTTTTATGGTTAAAATTTACTCGCAGGTAAACTTCTCCTGCATTAAAGGTTAATCAAATAATTAAAGCCAAGAGCCGATCACTCTTGGCTTTTTTTTATTATTAAGCTACAGGTAAATGGTACTCCTGTTTTGTATGCTTAATAGTCGCACCGCTTTCAAATTTACCCATAGTTTCACCGGAGTAACCATTGCCAGATTTGAAATAACCAGTGCCATACATCGTGCCTTGATCATTTGGGAAAACTAAACGGAAAGGGAACTTCGATTTCGAAAAGAATTTTTTACGGCATAATTTTTGCATTTCGGATGTTGGCGCAG